TTTATCAACATATTCCTGAAAAGAACGAATTCTTTCGGGAAGACTACGACCACACCATTTATTACGTTCTTTACCGATTGATACTGCGGTATATGGAACACGGTTATCAGGAGTTAGTTTTGCGACAAATTCGTAAAAGATTGGTTTTTCGGTTTCTGGATCTATGAATATGCAAAATTCCTGGGGCTGGCCGGTTCCAAGAACATCACGTTTAACCCAACATTCAAGGACTTGAATACTTGGGTTTTCATCTGAATCAAAGTCCAGGTTTTCTTTTCTCTCCTCATTCTTTTCGATCGGACTTCTTGGATTCGCATCCTTGTTAACCATGTTGTAAAAATCAGCATAGCTTAACCAATCACGATCAAGAAACATTTCTCTAGCCCAGCGTAGATCCTTGTCATACATTTCAACAATGAAGTCAGATTCTTCAACTGATTCAGCATCTGATGGGCAAAGAAAACGGTCAGAATCTACAACCTCCGACCTTGGGCCTTTGTACTTTACCATTTGAGTTGGGACTCCTTCCGGAAGTGGTTGGAATTCGTGTACTCCCGGAATCATTTGGAAACTGGGATCAGACGCAAGTCGAAGTTCTGAGTCTCCGGTCATTGGGTTGAGTTCTGGAATGAACTGGTCCTCGCCTTCAATTATTGGTCCTTGGCCTGGGATCTGTTCAAACTCCTGAGTCTGTAAATTAAAGAGTCCATTTCTTTCGTAATCGTACCATGTAGATACATCTTCTTCGTACACAGCTTTCAGGACTAGGGCTCTTTGGATAAATAAATGAAGGTATGATTCTTCCAGTCTTTCTCTGGTGTTTGCCTGATCCTCAATTTTCCAGTTGAAGTATTTATCGTATGTCTCAGCCATATCAATATCTCCAGCTCCCTGAGCTTCGAATTTAAAATATGGAGATGTTCCAGTGATCTCATCCTCAGCACGAGCCATGAAATGATCAACCACAAGACTGGTCATAGGAACCGAAAGATTAGAGTGGTTAAATATCCCGTCATACCCTACCCGATCTGTACGATCGTTGTGATACATTTTCCATGAAATCTTATCGTTCTCTATACGCTCCCGATTATCTTCCTTTAATTGTTCAACTCTTTCGAGTGCGTATTTAACAAGTTTTTCTTCCTGTTTTTTTGTAAGTCGTAAATTTGTTTGTTTCATGAAATTCCAAGCGACTGTGCTTTTTTGATCACCGCAGTTAGCATATTTAACTCTTTTCTTTCCAACTCTTCAATGCGTTGCATTTTTTGTGAATTCGTAAAACTCTTGTTATTTTCGATCTTATTTTTCATGTCACGAATTTTAGATCTTTTACCATCCATAGCTTTTATCTGAGGCATGATATCTATAAGCGGCTTTTGATTCTTTTGCATGGTTGCATACTCCGCGCCTCCTCTTTTCTGAGCAGCTTCAACAGCTTTTTTTGCAATCATTGCTGCTTCACGAATTTTATAATAAGAACGACGAGTTGCAGAACCGTAAGTAGTAGTTCTTACAAAACGATTTACCACGGGCATTTTATTGATATCAAAATTATACTCTTTGTCATCAATCATTGGGTACAGCCCGTCACCTAAGAACATATTGATAATTTGTCCGGGGCCTCCGAGATAACCAAGCGCAAGGTGTTCCATTTCACTACCCGATAGATCGAATTTATAATCGCTGTCATCGGATGCAAGAAGTGGATTACCGCCAAACAACCCTCCGATTGATCCTTTAATTTCATCATTTCCACCAAGTGCTTTATTGATAAATCTAGAAAAGTCTGTCCATAACTCCTGAGTTCTTTTCTGATCCATCATATGGGCGGGTTTTGGTGCTTCATACGGGACATCAGATTTTCTGATTTCTGTACCCATGAAATTTTTATTGGCATACATTTCAACAATTGGCTTACCCGCAGATGGCACTAATGCGGTAGCTAAAGACGCGCCTCCAATTGGATTGAAAGCATTCATAGTGGCATCCAAATTTCTGGTAAAAAAGTCCATAGCTCCTGATCCGCCACGATCCATAAAGTACTTAGCGAAAAAGTCTGCGGTTGTTTGACCTAATGCCCAGAAAACATTGTATCCAAGAGGTACGGGAATTCCGAAGTATCCTGTATCTCTACCAGTTTTATCCTCTAAGCCGGGAATGTTTCCTGGTAGCGGAAGCAGAAGATTAGTGTCTCTTTTAAAACTGGTAATAGTATCGTAATCAGGCATTTCTTCATCTTCATCGTCATCAATCAAACGATTAAAAAGAGCGACTAAGAACGATGCGGCTACGATTCCACCAATTAATTTACCGGATCCAACCTTACCTCTTTTATGTAAAGTCCGTGCAAATCTATGTGCTGAATTTGTTGATGCTCCAAAGAATACAAAAAGTGATCCAAAAGCCTGAGTAAGATTACCCTTTTGGTTAAAATCCACGGTTACATTACGAGAAATGCTTGCAGCCTGATGAACAGTTCTTCCAGTCTCTATTGCAGACCAGAATGCTGACATACGGATTGAGTTTTCAACCGCGGTGTTCATAGACTCCACGAGTTGAGTTACTGTTTTTAACCGTGCTTTAACTCCCTTTTTATTTTTAGCCTTATTGGTGCGTGCGTCCTCAATTAGTTCAGGCATTGATTTATGTCTGAACATTCCAATCTTTGCACCCGCCTGTTTTGCAAACTGGTACATCTTTTGGTGATCCCCTTCGCGTAAAAGCTGCATTGCGTTATCTTCATCGATCTCGACATCAACTCTTATGTTCTCACCTTTAGAAAGAGACTGCTCAACTTTGAAAATGGCTTTCATGAATTTACCAAGACGCTTTCCGCTCAAGGTTTTTCCAACCATGTTTTTCTTATCGTCTTCAGATAGATGAATTGCGGCCGTTCCAACATCACGAATAAAGTTGGGGATGATGAAAGCAGGGTTCATTGATGTGAACATTTGAGCCATAAACCGAGTCATCTTGTTTATAAGCTGTAAAATTCTTGGTAATGATTCGTATCTTAAGTTCTTTAAAGATGCCGCCATGCGAGCTCCTGGCTCACCTTTAAATTTTATAAAATGAGGAACCCCCTCTTTTCGATAAACAAATACATAAGGATCGTTTTGGAACTTAGTGCTCAGTGTTCGACGAACCATTTTTAACCCGTCTACTTTTTTACCGTCTATTTCGATGTCTTTTTCCTGTATTTCGTAGTCTTTTTTGGTATTCAGTTCTCTAAACTCTTTTTCAAATATCTGGTCAAATTCTGCTTTTACTTTTTTCTTAATTTCTGGGGATAGGTTTTTTAATTCGTCGGGAAGTTCTATATTAGGGAGTCCGGTACTGTCGTCTGGATATGCAATAGCTCGCATAAACTCATAGACCAGGCCGAACGCATTTGAGACTTCGTTTTTATGACTTCGAATTGCGGCATCAAAATATTGAGATTGAGCAGCCGCAAATACAGTTTCTGGATCAGGACCGATATTGGTATTGGTTCTTCCAAAGGCTCCCTCCTGTAAAAATGCATGTTTGGGTTGATCCCAACCACGACCAGCAGCAGTACTTGATTTACCAACTGCTTCATAAGCCATTTCATTGTCAAAAAGTTTTTCGGTTTCTCCTTCAAACCCCTGCATTGGTGCATAATTGTAATTATCCTTCATGCGGGCTCTGGATATGTTATTAATGTTATATTTTGACATCGCTAAAACCATCGCTTTAGCCTCTTTTATGTCCACTCCGTCTCTAATTAAGCCAGAATTGCTCTTAAGCTTTAGAGCCTCTTTGTTCATATCATAGAAGAGCTGAAGCGGGTTATTTTCATCCAGTATAAAGTTCTTAATCGGATCCATGGCTTCCATTTCTTTTATCCGATCAATTGCGTCTTTTGTATTAATACCGCTTAAGCTGTCGCCCCGCTCATCAAGCATTTTCTTCAGAGACTTGTACTCTTTGCTGTCCTCTTCGAGTGTTTTAAGCTCGGCTTCGTACATTTCTTTTAAATGCATATTTCTACTCGGAGCGGCACGGGCGAGAAGATATTCGCCAAGCATTGCATTAGTGACTCCGTGCTTAGCCATAGCATCTTTAATCGGTTCAATAAATCGGATCTGAGATTGCTCAACCGTGTTATAACCCTTTCCGTAATACTGATGCCATTTACCGTGGACATCAATAGCATCAATTAATGCTTGATCCTTTATGCCTACGGATTTTAAGAAGTTCGCAACCAACTGCTTTGGTGGATCGGCTTGATCGACAAGGCTGGTTTTGAAATCAAAATTCTTAAATACTTTTTTGAACTTCTCTTTATCCTCCTCGGATACACCCGCTTTGGATGCTAACCTGCTGAGCATGCTTAGTTTGCCGTAGTTATCCGGTATTCCTGATGATAGTGAATAGCTTGAGCCGAGGGCCTCCGTTCCTGGGCTTAAGATCCGAGCCTCGAAGGCTTTGTAATTAGGATGTTTCTTAAGATCTTTGATGTAAGAATCAAAGGGTTTTTTATCCATTACATTGTTCTTGGT